TAGAGCAGCAAGTCCCTTAGCAAATGGGTTAAGAACCATTCCGTAACGAGTCTTAAACCCGATACGTGGTTGGAATGTATCCTGACCAATCGCTCTGTACATTTGGAGAGGAACGTAAGGACAGTAGAATAGTCCTGCATCGTATGCATTAGAACCTTTGTATCCAACAACGTAGTACTGATCAGAACTTACGTTAGCTGAATATGGGTCAATGTATACTTTGAAACGTCCGTTAAGTGTACCTACGAATGTGTTTCCTGTGTCATCGACTTCGCCAATTCCACCAGTAGCACCAGTGATACCTGAGTCGTAGTCAAGTACTCCACTCATAGCAAGTGCAGAAGCAACGTCAGCAGATGTGATGATGATGTTACCCTTTCCTCTACGAGTTTCCTGTGCGATTGCGTTGGCATCTCTTTCGATCTGGAATAATAGTCCCTTGAATTTCTCAACTGACCATCTACCATTACTGTCTACGTCTAAGTCAAACACACCAGCGTTAGCTACGTTTGCTTGAGCACCAGGTTTTGCACCTCTGTATACAGTTCTAACAACCTCACGGTTGATTTCAGCAAGGATCTCAGTAGAAAGAATGTTTGCTAGTTCAGACTCGGCATCTAATCCGTGGATTGCTTTCAAGTCTTGAGCAAGTTCAACTGAGTAGTCTGCTCTTAACGCACGACCTTTCGCTTCAACAGCGATACGATCTATGCTGAATGCCATTTCCATGAAGGCATTACCAGCAGAATCTCCTAAACTTTCTAAGTTAGTTGTACTAAACTTAGATGAAGCAAGGTCATAGTTGGTAGAAGTTGTACCACCACCTGAAGCATCGTTGATTAAACCTGGGTTTTTCTCAGTTGTTGCTGTTGGAGGAGTACCACCTTTAGTTCCAGAGAACTGTGCATCTGGCTCATCGAAGAATGCTTCGTTACCAGATTGGTTAGTATATCTACTTCTCATCGCAAAGATAAGACCAGTAGGACCAGACATTGGCTGAACGCCTGCGATGTCATAAGCAATAAGCTTAGGCATAGCACGACGGATTAAGCTGATAAGTATAGGGTCGAAACCATATACAGCACCTGCTCCAGTTGTCTGTGTATTGATAGGACCAACGTTGGTTGGTGCCTCTGTTAGAACGTTACGCTCTTCTTGAAGAGCACGCTCTTGGTTTTCCAAGAGGATTGCGGTAACAGACTTACGATAGTTGTCCTTAATTTCAGGAAGACCATCATGGTTAAGTACTGGTGCCCACTTCTCTTGGAGTTTTTCTGCATTAAACATGCGAGTTTTACTCCGTTCTTGAGTTAGTGTTTACAGTGTCTATAGCCTTTTAGCGAGCTGTTCGACATACGAAGTCATGCTTTCGCTAATGGCTTCAACTTTAGCTGGCTCATCATTTGAGATTTCTTCTGCTACTTCAGGCTTCTTAGCACCGAAATAACTCTCTTTGATTTGTCCAAGCTTCTCACGATACGACTCTTCGTTTTTGAATTCGACTGCTTCTGCTAGGGAAGTAAACTTATCCTTTTGAACTTCTGCAAGTCCTCTAGAATACTCATTCAAGATCTCATTTTTACGATAGTTCCCTACCTTCTCATGCAATCCAACGTTCTTCTCAATCTGTTCGTTGAGTCGGGTCTCCATTTCATCAAGTTTCTCGCTCATCTCAGCAACTGCATCCAAACTCTCGTCTGGTAAGTTGATGTTTGATTCGATGAACAATTTCTTTAATCCGTCCATAAATGCTTCGGTGACTTCAGCACGAAGACCATTCTCAATGGCAATTTCGTTCTCAGTCATCCACTCTTCACAAGCATATGAAAGGAAATTCTCTACGCGACCAGCAAAGTCTTCCCTTATCAGGTCAAGTTCTTCGCCAATCCTGCGTTCTGCAGTTTCCTTAAGAGATGCAATTCTACTTGTTACCTTTGCTTGTACAGCAGCTTCAAACACAGTAGTTGCTTTCTTAGTGAATTCTTCGTCAAGATCTGCACCAGACAATACTGCCTTGATGTCTTCTGCGATCTCTCCTTCGGAGATTGTCTCTCCTTCTTTCTCTATCTCATCAAAGATCTTAGCAGAAAGTCCACCAGGCATTGCTGATGAAGCTCCACTTGGCTTCGTCTTGATTGTAGAGTCTCCAGTTACTCCCACAGGAGCAGCAGCCTTAGCACCTACGTTGTCAGGTCCTTCTGGCTTTTCCTTACTTGAACCGCCAACTTCAATAGCGTCGTTCTTAAGGTCTGATTTCTGAGCAGGTACAGCACCTTTCTTTATGGCTGCATCGCCAACTGCTGCATCTTCTTTAATTGGTTCCTCAGGAGTAGCTGTCTTTTCAGCGATCACCTTTTGGAATTTTTCATCAATAGTAGACATTACTTGTACTCCTACGGGATTTTTAAACGTTTTAAGAATCTATAATTTATTTATAAATTACAAACTTCTGAGTAGACTCTCAAACGCGGAGAGTTTTCTTTCAGCAAGTTCTTGGGGTGAGGGTGCGTTATCAAGGGATGCCTTGATAGCCTCTATTTGTGCTTCTTTAATCTTACCATCGACTAAAGCCCATTCCTTTCCTTCCATAATACCTTCAACAAAAGCATCAGGTGCGGATGGATCTGCTACTATATCAGCAGCAGTGGAAAGAATAAAATCATCGGCAACCACTTGGAGTGAACCCTCTTTTTTAAGAGAGCCTAAACCTCGTGAAGAAACACCGAGTTGTACCCCTTCCTCAAGTAAGTTCTTTGCGATCTTACCCATGGGGGTTTCTAACAACTTTGCCTTACCTATGAAGTTTTTACCTTCAGGGTAAAGTTCAACGATCTTGTGTGAAACACGATCTAAGTTAACGGTAGGACCTTCTGGATGACCTAACTCACCAAGTGCTCTTCCGCGTTGGATGAACTCTTCGTTGTACTTACTGACCTCACGGTTCATGCTATCGAAACGATACATGCGTCCATTGCGGTTAGTAATTTCAGTCTGTAGAAAGATGCCCTTGATATAAGTGGCACTCTTACCGTTTTTGTCTTCGGTAAGAACCTCTATATCATTGTTCTGTTCCGTTATCAGTCTCATCATCGTTTTCCTCTGATTCGTTTTCATCATTGCGGTTAATTACTTCCGCAGTTTCGTCTTCTGATGCTTCACCTTCAGGTGGTAATCCTGTTGGTCTGCCATCATCAGGGACGTGCGGAAACATCTTATTCGCAACATCTAATTTACTAGCATCAACAGCAGCTGCTGCTTTAACTTGTAACATGTCTTTGAGTTTTTCTAAAGCATCTGCTCTATCATTGTCCCAAAGTAAATCAACGATTTCTCGTTCTTGTGTTGCCATAATGTAACGTTGTCTGTAATTTATTTAGCTGCTTTAGGTTTTGCAGACGCGGGTTGCTGCTGTGCCTTCTGCTGATCTGCTGCTGCCTTTGTTTTTTGGCTAGCAATTTGAGCTCTCTTAACTTCCTTATCAAGTTCTATATTATCTGTTTCTGCATCTAATTGTTCTTGATCGGCAGCGACTAGATCAGTTGGGTTGATTGCTCTACCCATCTCTATATCATCTCCCATTTGCATATCCATTTCTTCCATTTGTTTCTCAGTCATACCGAGAACTTCAGAACGGATATATTCAATAGAGAAGTACTTGCCAACAAAGGGATCCATAAGACCAAGCACATTGAGTTGCTCTGTCTTCATCTCTAAGTTCTTAAGCTCTGTGAAATGATTATCTTTAAGATAGTCATACTGGATATGTTCTTTCATATCCTCCCAATCTTCAGGAGTGATAACACTCTTCAGGATTAACTGGGTTTTTAGAGAATCATTAAAGAGATCACTAAACTTCTTGCGGAGTTTACCCACAAACTTAGTGAACTTTAATTCGTCTCTAGTGATCTCAGATGACCTACCAAGGTTAAATGAGGTGGAAGAATCTAGTCTACCAGCTGGAACATTTAACGCTTTGTAAAGTTTTGTTTGGAAATATTGCACGTCTGTCAATTCTCCAAGGTTCTGACCACCTGGCAATGTAGTAATTTCCGTACCTCTACCGCCTTCACGACGTGGTAACCAGAAATCTTCCATCATTGACATGTATTTTCTGTCGTCTCTTATCTCTCCAGTGGCAGCATCGTATACTAATTTGTTACGATACCTTCCCATAACTTCACGTAAGTATTGTTCTGCTTTAACTTTTGGTAAGTTACCTACGTCAATATAAAATATTCTTCTCTCTGGTGCACGTGATATTCTGTATATTACTAGACTGTCCTCGATCATTCTAAGTTGATTGAGTACTTTAATTCCTTTATGCAAATAGGACAAAACAATATTTCTATTGGTGTCCATGATACCACTTGTCACATAAGTGATAGCATCTTTCGCTATTTTGATACCACTATTAGCGGAAGTGTTGTTCAATCCTTTTGGATTGTATATGAAATATTCCTCGGATTGTCCGAAGTCATACTTCATAAATTCGTCTGCAGTTTTTGGTTTTGTTATCTGCCTTACTTTCTTAATCTTTGATGGGTCAATATATCTTACTTCTTTAATACCCTCTGCAGGTGAATCTAAATTGATTACTTTATGATAATATAAACGCCCATCAATGTACCATCTACGGAACATTTCATGGGCTTTATTATCAAAACCGAATAGGTTCTTGATGTAATTAAATTCATCTCGGATCATTCCTTTGACACTCTCACTCACTTCGAGATTGTCAAGGTTAATTTCAACTGGACTATCGTTCTGATCCGCAACGACAGCTTCATGTAAAATATCTTCGATAGCACTATCCACTTCTGGATGCATTGCCATCTCTCGATACTTCTTCACCATATCGAATTCAGTTTTGAAGTTACCGTCTAGGTCAAGATATTGACCATAGTAACCTCCTGCAATATAACTGGTTGCACCGTCCTCGCTAGAAGGTTGAATTGGAGACGGGGCACGCTCCTCAACCTTCTTCTTCTTAAACGAGAATCCGAATAACTCTGCCATAATATTGTGTGTTTGTACCTACTATTTAGCTAGCTACTTCAACGACATTATTCTTGTTTTTGCCACCAGAACTTGTGTGGTACTGATAAGCAAACTCAACATCAAACTCTTCGTATGAATCGTTGTTGTCATAAGCAAGTGAAATCTGTGATACAGATACAGGCCAAGCACTAATTAAATTGTATACTCGTAGTTCTGTTAACTTACCATCAGCAGCACCTGAACCACCAAACTTATCTAGTTGTGTTACTTGGATGTCTACCCATGTATCAACTATGTCTGTTGATGCAGTGTTCTTGTCAACTGCGTTAGTTAGTTCGATCCATTTCTCATATGCACTTCTTAATGCAAATGCATCGTCCATATAGAATGTACCTGTCCATGTTTCGTAAGATCTATCACCAGGAACTTTGATAACTCTTCCTCTAAAAGGAAGTTCAACTGTTCCTACGTTAGTTGCTGGCAATGCAGCAGACTTACACATGTATGTAACAGCAGATCCTTTAGATGCTGCTACACCTTCAATGACTGGCTCTGACAAGGAAGTTCCTTGTGGCCAAGCGTGTGAAACCGAGAAAAGGTTAGGACGTACACCGCCTCTAATTGCTTTCTGGAATTCTAAAATACCTAGTGGGGTTGCCATTTTTAAAATGCTCCGTTAATTATCTGCGAGGGATGACTTCCTCAAAGCTAACACCAGTACGTGTTGCTATGAAAGTCAGTGTGATAAAGTTGATTGAACGTGCAGGCTTGATATAGAAGTCAGCCTTAAATTCGTTCGCGTCAATGATTGCACCTGTGTTATTGGTGTCATCACATATAACCAAGAAGTCTGTGATACCTCTTTCGGCTTGTACACCTCTAAGGTATGGTTCAACAACATTCTTGAAGTTGTTACGTGTGAATTCATCATTGAGTTCAAAGAGTACCCCCTTCGCAGCATTTCCGATTGTCTTCTCTATCACGTTGAAAAGACGACGGACGTTGATGCGATCAAAAGCAGATGGCGAAGCGAGAGCAGTTTTGTCACCAAAGAGTAGAATGCCCTGACCAGGAAGACTGGTGATTGGGTTAATTCTCTTTTGATACAAAGCATCTCTTTCGGATTTGGTTGGTGAGTATGCAAGTTTAACTGCATTCTTAATAGCACCACGGTTTAAACCTGCTGGTGAGAACCAAGGTAATCCGTTTGCAGTAGTAGCAGCACATAGTCCTGCAACATCTCCGTTGCATGG